GAGGTGGCGCATTGTTATGTTGCCAAAGCAGAACTTATTTGCAAGATGAAAACCAGCAACCAATTTACTGGCATACTCATACTTTAAAAGATGCATGGGAAAGTCCGACCAGGCGCGAAATCCAAGACTCACTTGATAACGGCATTCAGCATCCCAGTTGCAATGCCTGTTGGGATGAAGAAAATGTTGGCGGCACTAGTAGACGAATGCACCACCTGCGTGATGATAACATTGTTGTCCCAGAAGATTCTACTACACCAATGTTGATGGATTTAAAGCTAGGTAACTTGTGTAATCTGGCTTGTAGAACTTGTAATCCTGACGTTAGTAGTAAATGGTACGCTGATTGGTGGCATGTGATTGATCAACATACCAACCAATTCAAAGACTACAGACAATATCTAGATGCAAGGTATCTAACAGGCAAACTTAGCTATGCTGCCAACAATGAACAACTATGGTCTAGTTTAGCAGAGTGGTTTCCCAAAGTACAGTATGTGGACATTTACGGCGCTGAACCAATGATGATTGACAAATTGTTTGATGTATTACAATCAAGCATTGACCAAGGCAATGCTGACCAACAGATATTGCACTTTAACTCCAATGGTACTATTTGGAATCAGGCACACATTGATATATTGAGTAAGTTTAAACAGGTGTATTTTGATGTTAGTGTTGATGGGTTGTATGATCATTTTGACTACACACGATACGGTGAATCATGGGCTACCATAAGTTCAAATATTGAAAAATATGATAACTTTAAAAAAAAATACATGGGCAAACATAACGTGAGCATATGCATTACTGTGAGTATTTTAAACATGTACTATGTTGATGAAATATGGAAGTATTTCCAAGATCGAGGCTGGCATTGCCATTTCAATATTGCACACATGCCTAGACACGTGAATGTAAAAGCCATACCTGTACATGCTAAGAAACAAATTGAAAGTAAATTATCACAGTATCAGGACGAAACATTTCAACGCAACGTGGCGCCGCTTATATCTTACATGAACGAGCCCGTACTCAAGGATGGCGACTGGGAGGAGTTTATACGAGTCACCAACGGACTAGATGCAAGACGTAAACAAAAGTTTGCATCTACATTTCCAGAATTTTACAACATCATCAAGAACGACTGGCCACAGGAGTAACATTTAGTGTTAGTCCCAATAGACACGAGTACCTAACTTGGTCAGTGCGATTCCATCCTTCGTGATAGGTATCATTGCCATTGGCATGAAACCAGCCGCCGCCAAACTCAGTTGACATTCTAAATGGATTATCTCTTTGTGCTGACGTATAAAAATAAGAGCTGATATCAGGATTGTCAATGGTACTAAAATACACCATTCCGGTTGCTACCAATAGTCTGTAGTCTGTATGCATTACATTTACAAACCCTGGCATGTCTTTGGTAAACTCACCATGAAAAATAGTTTTGTTACACATCTGATCAGCATTCATCATATATTCAACATCAAATCCAGGAATGTGTTCAAACAGATAGTTTACAATTTGTCGTTTGAGTTCGTCAGAAGAGAAAAAATTAGAAATTTGCCATAATATCTTGCTATGAGCACTAGGAGGGCAAACTTTAAACCTTACTGCGGTCCACTTATGTTCAGGCCACATCGAAGTCTCAACTGGTGGCACCCAATTTTCGTTTTCTAATTCAGCAATCACATCCTCGGTCCGATAGGGCAAATTAACCTGAAGTCGAAATACTCTAGGTTGCGGAGACGGGGCAAACGTTAATGTGATATTTGGGGTCATACTATATTTACATTAGTTTAATATGGTAAAACAGTATTTGACTTTGCTCTAGAGCAAATGTATAATAGAAAAACAAGGAGTATTTTATGTCACAACCCAAAACTTTCAATGGCGATCAAAAGATCAAACTCGTGCAAATTATCAATGAGGGCATGCAAGTCATGCATGAAATTGATACATTACAAGGTGGTCTCAATGACACCATCAAAGCTGTTGCAGAAGAACTTGAAGTCAAACCTGCTATTCTTAAAAAAGCAGTCAAGTTAGCACACAAAGCCAGCTTTGGTCAAGAGAAACAAGACCACGAAACACTAGAAACAATTTTAGAAACCGTTGGCAAAACTCTATAAATATCTGTCTCAACAGCGAGTCGCTCACGTTAAGAGCATGAATCACGGCTTACCGGCCACAAACGGAGACTATGAGTTATATTGACGCACTTTTTGATCGTGAACACGATCGCATTCATGTAGTAGAACGTCGAGATGGCGTGAGGAAATACCAAGAGTATCCTGCCAACTACATCTTCTACTATGACGATGCCCGAGGCAAGTTCCAAAGCATCTACGGCACACCTGTTAGTCGTTTCAGTACCCGCAACAACAAAGAATTCCGCAAGGAAGTCAAAATGCACTCCAGCAAGCAATTGTACGAGAGTGATATCAACCCAATCTTTCGTTGTTTAGAAGAAAACTACAAAGACCAAGACGCTCCAGAACTCAATGTTGCATTTTTCGACATTGAGGTAGACTTTGACAAAGAGCGAGGTTTTTCGCCAGTGAGTGATCCATTTAATCCCATCACTGCAATCTCAGTCTACCTAAACTGGTTGGATCAATTGGTCACACTGGCAGTTCCTCCCAAAGGGTTGACGTGGGAGACTGCACAAGAACTAGTGAAGGACTTTGAAAACACACTGCTGTTTGAACGAGAAGAGGACATGATCAAAACATTCCTAGACTTGATTGAAGATGCAGATGTGTTGTCAGGATGGAACTCAGAGGGCTACGATATTCCATATACTGTGAATCGTTGCACTCGTGTGTTATCAAAAGACGACACACGCAAATTCTGCTTGTGGGGACAACTGCCCAAGATGCGCATGTTTGAACGCTTCGGCAGTGAGAATCAAACATATGACTTGGTTGGTCGTGTGCATATGGACTATATGCAACTGTATCGCAAGTACACATACGAAGAACGTCATAGTTATAGTTTAGATGCCATTGGCGAATATGAACTCAATGAACGCAAGACACAGTTTGAAGGCACCTTGGATCAGTTGTACAATCAACACTTTAAAAAGTTTATCGAATACAACAGACAAGATACCTTGCTATTACACAAACTGGATCGTAAACTACAGTTCTTGGCTCTAGCAAGTGAACTGGCACATGCCAATACTGTGTTGCTCCAGACCACAATGGGTGCTGTGGCAGTGACTGAACAGGCCATTATTAATGAAGCCCATGAACGTGGCATGGTGGTACCCAATCGCAAGCAACGTCTTACAGATGATGACACACAGGCCGCAGGTGCGTATGTAGCTTATCCTAAAAAGGGCTTGCATGATTGGATTGGATCAGTTGACATTAACAGTCTGTATCCTTCGGCCATTCGTGCCATGAACATGGGTCCAGAAACTGTGGTGGGGCAACTGCGTCCCATCATGACTGACCACTACATTAAAGAAAAGATTGCCAAGGGTGCAAGTTTTGCGGCTGCATGGGAGGGCTTGTTTGGCAGTTTAGAATACACTGCGGTAATGGAACAACAACGTGGCACAGAGATCACCATTGACTGGCAAGATGGCACAGAAAGCACACACTCGGCAGCAGAGATTTGGACCATTATGTTTGATAGCAATCAGCCCTGGATCATGAGTGCAAATGGTACCATCCTTACATATGAGAAGAAGGGTATCATCCCGGGCTTGCTGGAACGTTGGTACTCAGAACGTAAAGAACTGCAGGCCAAGAAAAAAGAGGCCAAGGACAAAAAAGAAGAAGCATTCTGGGACAAGCGACAACTGGTCAAGAAGATTAACTTGAATTCGTTGTATGGTGCTATTTTGAATTCAGGTTGCAGATTCTTTGATCACAGAATTGGACAGTCAACTACCTTGACTGGTCGTGCCATTGCCCGGCACATGGATGCACACATTAACGAATGCATCACAGGCATCTATGATCACACAGGCGAAGCTATCATCTACGGTGACACAGACTCCTGCTACTTCACTGCTTGGCCAGTGCTGAAGAAGGAAGTAGAGGAAGGTCGTATGGAGTGGTCAAAGGAAACTGCCATTGCATTATATGACTCAATTGCTGAACAAGTTAATGCGAGTTTTCCAGGCTTTATGGAACAGGCATTTCACTGCCCACGTGAAATGGGTGCATTGATTGCGGCAGGTCGAGAACTGGTAGCGGATCGCGGATTGTTTATCACAAAGAAACGCTATGCGGTGAACATCATTGACCTTGAGGGCAAGAGACTGGACGTAGACGGCAAGAAAGGCAAGACCAAGGCCATGGGACTGGATCTAAAGCGCAGTGATACACCCAAGGTTATTCAAGACTTCTTGTTGGAAATTCTAAATAGTACATTGCATGGTGCTGACAGAGAGTCCATTGTGGCACGTATTCGTGAATTCAAGTACGAGTTTATGGAACGTCCAGGTTGGGAAAAAGGTAGTCCCAAGCGTGTGAACAACTTGACCAAGTATGCGGCAGAAGAAGCCCGCCTTGGCAAAGCCAACATGCCCGGACATGTTAGGGCCGCAATGAACTGGAATCAAATGCGTAGGATGAATGGCGACAATTACTCAATGCAGATTGTGGATGGTATGAAAACTATTGTGTGCAAACTCAAGTCAAACGCACTTGGCTGGACCAGCATTGGTTATCCTACAGACGAGCAAAGATTGCCCACTTGGTTTACTGAACTACCGTTTGATGACGGACTTATGGAAGCAACTGTTGTGGACCAAAAGGTTGACAACTTGCTAGGTGTGCTGGAATGGGATTTGGCAGCGGCGACCAACACAGAAAATACATTTACCAGTTTATTTGCATTCGAATGAAACTCAGCGACATTGTTTATTATCGTAACCATCTAGACAGCGTTAACACAGATGCTGTCAAGCACAATGCCATGCGTGAACTAGATGCCATGCGGCACGTGGTTGATCATGGCGGAGTTAAGATTGGCAATTACGCCGATCTAATCCATGACAAATATAGTTCAGCTGTGAATGCTGTTGCTGAAATGACCGCAGTCATGCATAATTTACGTGACGAGCTTGATTTGATAATTGAGCACCATACTGCAGAATACATGTCTGAGAGCACCAGAATGTACGAACAAGATATGTGTTGGGAGACTAATGATTATATTCTTGGGCGTAAACTGCACATTGACGATGCTAGCAATATAATGTTGCGTAGCAGGCTAAGAAATTATACTGACTGGCGGGTACCTGGGTTGATTATTCGTCCAGGATGCGAAACATTTATTGAAGATCTTGTGCCCCTAGACCCACTGTACATTGTTGACCATCACATGGATCTTATCGCACCTGGCATGGCAGGATTCAATGAAGTGTACAAATCTAGATTGCGTCCATACGTGATCAACGAAACTGATGAACACATACTCGGGTGCTTACCAGATGGCCAGTTTGGATTTGTGTTTGCCTACAACTTTTTCAATTACAAACCATACGAATTGTTGCAACGCTATCTGCAAGAGATGTATCAAAAGATGCGACCAGGTGGTGCAGTAATTTTAACATTTAATGACTGTGATCGAGGACATGGGGTGGCATTAGTGGAATCCAATTTCATGTGCTACACCCCCAAGCATAAAGTTATTAACTATGCCGAATCTCTTGGATTTGATCTCAGTCATGATCATACCGGACTTGGCGACGTAAGCTGGTTAGAATTTCGCAAGCCTGGAAAGATAACCAGCCTGCGAAGCGCACAACCTTTGGCAAAAATTATTTCAAAATAGCTTGCTAAATCTAAATAAACCCTGTATACTTAAACACTTAGGAGAAAATTATGAAAGACTGTCTATTAGACTTGGTACAACACACACACGATCTTGGTTGCATTGACCTTGTGAAGATTGTAGGAGACGAGAACACTACACAAATTGAGGGCCTTGCAGAAGATTTGAGCGTGGTGGTCAAAGGCGAATACAAAAATCCAGTGCCCGATTTTGTTGGCACGTTTGGTATGCCTAACTTGAACAAACTCAAAACGCTATTGAGCTTGCAAGAATACAAGGAAGATGCCAAACTTACTATCACACGCAAAACGCCTACGGAGCCAGATGGCATTGACTTTGTGAACAAAACAGGCGACTTTAAAAACAACTATCGATTTATGACATCAGGTGTTGTAAGCGAGAAGTTAAAGACCGCAAAGATGAAACCAGTGACTTGGCATATTGAATTTGAGCCCACAGTTGCTAGTATCATGCGATTGAAAATGCAAATGAGTGCCAACACAGAAGAACCAAACTTTCAGGTCAAAACTGATGGCACAGACTTGAAGTTTTACTTTGGTGATCATTCCACACATGCTGGCAACTTTGTGTTTCAACCTGATATAACAGGACAGTTGAAACGTGCGTGGGCTTATCCAGCCAAACAATTTGCCAGCATCATGGACCTGACTGGCGACAAAACTGTTCGCATCAGCGATGATGGTGTTGCACAAATCACAGTAGACTCCGGTGTTGCTGTTTACAACTATCTCTTACCAGCACAAAGCAAGTAATGACTGAGCCTGTAGTTCAAGACAACTTAACTGCCAAGCAGAGCGACTATGCTGTGTTCCTTCCGGCTATCTCGGGCTTCTACGCCACTTTTGTGGGCAAACAACGTGATCCTGTAAATGGACCATATGTAGATCCTGCTAGATTGCCGCAGGGACTAACTGACATGGAACAAATGAACTGGCTGAACAGTTCTAAAGGCTTGTTTCCTTACAAATGGTCGCTGTATTCTGGTGGTCATGCCAACTTGGACTTGAACAAGCCGGACTGGTCAGAGGACATGGTTCGTAATCGTGATCCTAACACTATCATGCTTGGTGACTCTGGTGGATTCCAGATTGCCAAAGGCTTGTGGGAAGGTGACTGGAAAGCCAATTCAGGCTGTGCCAAAGCACAAAAGAAACGTGAGTCTGTGTTGACTTGGTTGGACACTATTAGTAACTATGGCATGGGGCTGGATATTCCTACTTGGGTGGTAAATGATCCACATGCAAGTTCTAAATGTAAAATTACCACACATGCTCAAGCTGTGGCTGCTACTAAGTTTAACAACGAGTACTTTATCAAACACCGTCGAGGCAAAAATAATGGTGGTGCTAAGTTCTTAAATGTTCTGCAAGGTGCCACACATAGTGAAGCCGAGGATTGGTATCAAGAAATGAAACACTTCTGTGATCCTGCTGTGTACCCAGACCGTCACTTTGATGGCTGGGGTATGGGCGGACAAAACATGTGTGATGTACACCTGGTGCTCAAGCGACTGGTGGCACTACGCTACGACAATCTACTACAAGAGGGCCGCCATGATTGGATGCACTTCTTGGGAACCTCCAAGTTAGAGTGGGCCGTTTTATTAACTGTAATCCAAAGAGCCGTAAGAAAATATGTCAACCCACAATTCACTATCTCATTTGACTGCGCCAGTCCGTTCCTTGCCACAGCCAACGGACAAGTGTATTTTGAAAATGTCTACGAACATGGCCAAAAGTGGTCGTATCGCATGGCTCCTTCAGCCGACGACAAAAAATACGCCACAGACACACGCAAGTGGAGCCACGGAGTAGTTGCCGATGGCATCTACGATAATTGGGAAGATAGTCCACTAAGCAACCTGTTCAAGATGAAGGACATCTGTATCTACAAGCCGGGCGATCTAAATAAAATTGGCAAAGAAGGTAAAACATCCTGGGACTCATTCTCATATGCATTGCTGATGGGACATAATGTTTGGATGCACTTGACTGCGGTACAAGAAGCCAATAGACGTTTTGATGCAGGCTCACGTCCTGCCATGATGCAACGTCAAGGTGGTGACTATGCCAAGTTTGAGGACATTGTGGAAGCAATCTTTGCCGCACCAGATAGAGCCACTGCTGAAGACATAATCGAACAGTATGACTCATACTGGATGGAGATTGTGGGCACACGTGGCTTCAAAGGCAAAAAGGCCAAGAATGCCCGAACACAGTTCAAAGCATTGTTCAGTTTTGATGAGTCAGAAGTTGACACAGAACCCAATGACAGTGTACAATTAGACACCACAGCATTGTATCAACTGGAACAGGAACATCTATGAATAGAGAAGGCCACGAAAACATCAATTTGTTTATCGGACAAGAGGTAGAACATACTCCAGCATATGGACAAAAAACATTGTTTGTGGTGGGACTACAGGATGTTGATAAGATTTTAAAGATTCTTACCAATCACAAATCATATCTTGACACAGAGCGACACATAACCCATGTGTACTTTGGTGCCAACATGAGCTTTCCGCATCTGCTGGTCAATGACTACAGATGGCAGGACTGGGAAAACATGATTAAACCAGTGCTAGATGCCGGATATATGTGTACACTAGACATTGATATTGCGTGTGTGGAAGGTCTAGCAGAAAGCACATTGTGTGAATACAACAACTTTATCCCAATGATCTCGGCTAAAATTCCTTATATTCGCCTGCTCAACTATAACGCAACACTAAAGATTGATGACAAGGACTTTGATGCTACTAATCCTGGTGTATGGTGTCATAGCATACATACATTGCAAAATAGATCAAAATTTACCGCATGGTCTAAATACACAAAGGATGAATTGATTAAATGACAAATAAAAGTTTTTGCCCGGCACCATGGAACA